TGTATGAGTGGGCACCTCTCAAGCATCGGCCACACCTACGTCTTGGGGTCTGGATAATGGCACCACACCAAGGGAGACATCCATGAAAGCTGCCAAAAGGATAACGTCACTACTGGACGTGAGCGTCCTCTTCGAGAGGGAATCAATTTACCGAGTGGTGGGTGCCTACGGTGGAGAAGTGACATGGGGCCACATCAACCAGTTTCGTCTGATGGATGGCGAGTTGGTCTACGGTGAATTTGCCATGTCGGACACATGGACGCTCAGCGTCTGTGGTGACCACGGCTGCTTGTTTGTGAAGCCAACTGGAATGGGCACCAACGGCCAGTGTCGATGTGTGAAAAATGCGACAGATCGACAACGTGAGAAGGCGCTCTATTTCATTTTACAGAACTGCATGGTCGCGAGGATAACTGAATGGTGACCCCCGAGATCCACCCCACGGCCGTCCTCGACAGCAATTGCATCATCGGCGTCGAGACGAAGATCTGGCACTTCTGTCACATCTCACAAAGAGCCAAGATCGGTGCGCAGTGCGTCTTGGGACAGAACGTCTATGTGGGTCCCGGCGTGAGAATCGGTGATGGCTGTCGCATCCAGAACAACGTGTCGGTCTACGAAGGCGTGACGCTGGAGATGAATGTGTTCGTCGGCCCTTCGGTGGTCTTCACCAATGTCAAGAATCCTCGTGCCTTCGTAGACCGCAAGCATGAGATGCTGAAGACGTTGGTTATGGAAGGAGCCACACTCGGAGCCAATTGCACCATCGTGTGTGGTGTGACCATTGGCAGGTATGCCATGGTCGGCGCTGGAGCCGTGGTGACACAGTCCGTGCCAGATTATGCCATGGTGCTCGGTGTCCCGGCGCGAGTCAGAGGCAAAGTAGACAGCTATGGAAACATAGAGGAGACAGGTGATGAGCGATTACAGCCCGAGTAGCCCACTGAGTCTTGAGGAGAAATACGAGCAGGCGATAAAGGATCTCGCTGAATGCTACCGTTTGTCGGGAGCCGATCTTGATGGCAACGAAAACTGGAGACTGGCAGAGACTGCCGTTGATGAGGTGCGCATCTTGCGCGAGGAATACGACGATATGGAGGCGCTGACGTGAACAACATCGAATACCCGAAGATCGAATGTCCCTTCGTTCGCGACGACATCACGCACAAGCTGCGACAGGGAGAATGGCGCACTGGAGAGTTGCTGTCGTTGGCTGCGTCCAGTTGGATCTGGACTGAGCAGATCGATGGCACCAACATCCGTGTGCACTTCGACGGAGGAGCCGTGTCATTTCACGGCAGGACTGAGACGTCGGATATACCCAAGGTGCTACTGGAAGTCTTGGGCGAGAAGTTCACCGGCTGCGGGATGGAGGAAGCGTTCCCGCAGAGGCACCCTGAATACGACGGGGGAAGCGCAGATTGTCCAGAGGAGATTCTACTGCCTCACGTGACGCTCTACGGTGAGGGTTTCGGTCCGAAGGTCCAGAAGGGTGGAGGGAACTACGGCCTGAAGCAGGATTTCATTTTGTTCGACGTGCGCATCGGTGACAAGTGGCTGGACTGGAAGAATGTCCAATTGATCGCTGAGCAATTGGACATTAACCACGTGCCTTCTGTATGGAATGGCACGATCTACGAAGCTGTTCAGCGTGTGCGGTATGGGCTGCAATCGTCCTTCGGAGATTTTCCGGTTGAGGGTTTGGTGCTGCGCCATTCCACCAACGTCTATGACTGGAAAGGGAGGCCGATGCGATGCAAGATCAAATCAAGAGACTTCCAGTAAAGTGGCGCATCCTCGTCACTCACGCACAAGCTGCTCCAAGTCACCTTGAACCAAGGATACAATGAGCAATACGACGTCATTGAGAAAATTGGGCCTCCGGGAGAATTGGGAAAACACAAGTTGGTCAGATCGGTCGATTGGGAGGTAGTGATGCGCAGAGAGATCGTGAACTGGTGGTTTCCAGTATCTATTCGTCAGGTCAAGCGCAAGATGGATGAGATCCTGAAGCTCATGCAGAAGACCATAGCGCGGGAGGAAACGCAGGAAGTCGCGAGAGCCCTCTTGATCGATAAATTGTCAGGGCTCACTGAATACAAGGGCGTTCCAGTGGAGGTAACATGAAGATCGAAGTCGATGCGAGCGAACTAGCTAGAATCGGGACAGCGCTGATACGCGCTGAGGAGGCGCTCAGAGCCATTGCGAAGTGGGAGACACCTCGTCATACCGGAAGGTTCGAAGAAGGCTCTGACGGCCCTTATGAGACGTCCTCATGTGGAATTACGGCAGCAATGGGGAGAGGGACTACATCAGAGGGACCGCATTGGCCGCATTGGACGGCAAGCCCTACGTCAGGACAGGTTACGCCGTCATTCATCCAGTTGGGTGCAGACTCCCGTTTTGCCCCTGTAAGGGCGAGGGAGGAGAGGTCGTGGTCAAGGGGTTCGGGGAATGAAAACGCTACACATGATTGTATCGATCATGATCGTGCTGGCCGTGCCACTGACGGTCGCCCTGTGGTCGATGGATGAGTTCACACTGGCTGCCAGAATGTTCATGGGAATCGGCGCAGGTCTTCTATTGAGGAAGGTGTTGTCATTATGGGATTGAGAGAGCGAGTCGAAGCGCTGGAAGAAGGCGCGGCCACCATAGGAACCGGGCTTGTGGACACAGAGCATGGCCGAAAGACACTGCGCCTACTGGAGGGCGCTCTGGCTATAATGCGCGACATGGCTGACATGCTGGACTACAATGAGGTGGTCGATGATAACGCGCAGAGCTTGAGCAACATTCAAAAAATCATCAGGGAGTTCAGATCTGGCAATCAAGGTATCGAAAACATGGCACAATGCCTCTCTGACATCGAAAGACAACTGCAATGAAGGGTATGGAACTGGTCGAGTCGGCGCTGCGCATGCAGCTACCAGCAAACCACAGAGACAAAGAGCAGAAGGCTCACCCTCTCTACGCCGAGTGGCGCAGGGGCTGCCCAGAGGGAGAAGAAGCATACCACCTTGAGTGGGGTATATTCCATCTCTGGCTGGCCTACAGGGCCAGGGACGAACTGAAGAAGATCGTAGCGCTCGACCAAGATCTACTGGAAGAGGCTACGGTGAAGTGGGGCGTGCGATCACAGGTTAACCTCATGCACGAAGAGATGGGCGAATTGATGATGCTTCGCACTTTCAAACGACGGCTGGAGAAGGAACTGGCCGAGGCACGGGAAGCATTGGAAGCCGCCCACTATGCCCTTCACAACATTGCAGATGATGAATGGGAGGAATCCATTTGGGCGAAGAATACACAGATGGTTGACCCCAACGACGAAGGCTATGCACGATGGAGAGCACGGGTCGAATTGAGGGACAGCGAATGAAGACGTGTCGCGTATGCAAGGAGCAGAAACCAGAAGAGGCTTTCCGGCCTGAGAGGCTGAAGTGCAGGGCTTGCATGGTTGTTGAGCGCAAGGAATGGTCCGATAGAGTGGACTACAATGCCACGCTACGTGCCAATCCTGAAAGATCGGAGAAGGCTCGTCAGCGCAGCAAGTCTCAACGAGAAGCAAGCCCTCTTCAGCAGAAATGCAGACGAGAGGTAAGGTCTGCCCTCCAGAACGGAACCCTCGTCAAGCCAGACAGTTGTCCACAGTGCTCAGATAACGAGCGCCGAATCGAGGGGCATCACGAGGACTATTCAAACCCCCTTGAGGTGACATGGTTGTGCCACCTCTGCCACCAGCGACATCATGCGGAGAAGCGACATGCCTTGCAAACAGTGTGAACAATTACGCACGGCGGCAGAGCGGGTGGTGGTGGAATGGCGCACTCGCCGGGGACGTGACTCCTACATGACCCCCGGCACTCCGATCTACGCCCTCGCCGCCGCCCTCGAAGAGCCAGAGGCGGCGAATATGAAGGTGCGGACCGACATGCTGGGCATGTCCCGCTGTGATGGATGCGGTGCACTTGGAGAGCATGGTGACATAATGCACAAGCCCGACTGCCCTGTCATCGCAGAGCCAGAGGCAGACGACGACCCGTGGATGTGCCCTGAGTGCGACCACAAAAACCGGGGCACTTACTGTGGCCGGTGCATGACTGCGAAGCCAGAGGCAGGCGACACCTCGCAGGCCCCACTCAACGAGGGCGAGCGTCAGGTGCTGTATCCTCACATCCCGCCATCGTTGGTGGCAGAGCAGGCCCCCGGCGCAGGGGAGGCGGTCGCTACGGATGAGGTCGAGGTCCTCGCAGCCTATGCCCATGAAGCGTGGGCCGGAGGGGATCTACTGCTGATAGAAGAGTTGGCCTACGCTTTGGATGATGCACGCGACTTGCTATATGCGATAGGCGAGATCATCGAGGCGACCGAGTCGAAGACTTCTCAAGGGGCAAGGACTGCATCGCTCCTTGCCCAAATGGCCTTTTCGCGATCCCCACAAACAGTAGGTGCGAGCGGGGGGCCGGAAGCCGCAATGGATGCAGGGGAAGACGAAGCACCGGCAATCAAACTCCATGACGGCGACGGCCTGCACATCCTCAGTGAAACAGAGGGATTCACCTTCGCTTGTTGCAGATGTGGGAATGCCCATCGATTCAAAGTAGACCATCAAGAAGACGACTCTATCATACTCCGCGTGTTCGGATTGCCCGATGCAGGGGAGGTGGTCGCTACGGATGAGAAGACTTCAGAATGAAGACCTGCGCACACTGCAAGCAACAGAAGGACGATGCCAGATTTTCCGTCTGCCGGAGCCGGCCCGATGGTCTGGATAGAAGAGGCCAGCAATGTGTGACGCCATCGCAGCAGAGCCAGGTGAAGAGGAGGTCGACGATGACCAGTGAGCGCGCAACCATCGAGTCCATCCGGGCCAGGATCCTCGCCGGGCCCGATGATCTCGGCGGGGTCGACTGGCCCCAGTGGGCGGCTATGCAAAAATGGCTGCTCGAAGAGGTGGTGCCGGCTGCCGAGGAAGCGCCGGCGGAGCAAGATTTGCCTGACACGGTCCACCTGGCCGACGGGTTCCGCCTGCAGTGCGTCGAGGGCGTGTGGATGATCATGCATCAGGCGTTCCAGGGCGGCACGGCGATCGATCCCGAGCAAGCAGAGGCGATCCATCACGCCATTGAGCGTGCTGGCCAAGCCAGCGAGGAAGCGCAGGAGGCCCACGACTGGGTGATCCGGCAAGAAGCCGAGCTGGAGATGTCCTGGGCTCGAGATCAGATCTGGATCAAGGTGCTCGGCGAGCACGATCCCACCCTCGGGCCCATGGCGACGATCCAGCACTTCACGCAGCGGATCCAGCGGGAGTGCTGGAGTGCGGCGAACCACGAGACAATCGAAGGCGGATTGCCGAAGTGTTGCGACGCAACCCTGCGCCGGGCGCTGGAACGGATACCACCGACTCTGACTCTGGTGACAACACGTCCCGCAGCAGAGCCATCCACGGATGCAAGGAGGACTGACATGCCAGCGTGTGAGAAGTGCTGGGCACGATACAAGGACCTCCAGTTTCACGGAGGAACTCTGACCTACAAACAGGTAGTGCATGAGATGGAGTTGCGGAATGGAGGCCCGTGCACTCCAGAAGAACAGTGTGGCGAGATGCACCTGCTGATCGACGGGCGCTGTCGGTGTGGAAAGCGTGTAGCAGAGCCATCCACGGAGCAAGGCGAGGGGCTGCCGCAAACCGATGATGCTTCGGAGAGCGATCCCCGAGGAAGAGGAGACGGTCCCTCGTCCGACTCGTTGACGCTGGCTGACAAGACGGTGTGGGACCAGACGGCTTTCTACAAGCAGTGCGACCACTCAGTGTGGGCAACATGCGCATGGGATGCCCTCGCCGCAGAGGTCGCCGCCAGAGAGCAGGCCGAGCAGAAGAAAGCGTTTGCGGAGTACAACTACGCCAGCGCGAATCTCGAACTGGCTAAGATCCGTGAGCGATACGCTGAAATCCAGAGCCAGCACGAGCCGTTGCATGGGCTGACAGAGTCGTCGCTGGACCCCCGTGAAATGATGATTGCAGCAGCACGCTATGTCGTCGTCGGACGATAACCTAATACGCCCGCAAGCAAGGAGGAGAGATGCCACGAAAGAAGCCACCATGGAGACGACGTAAGACAAAACTGGCTGTCAAGAAGAGTGTCTGTCCAAACTGTGGAGAGGAGGGTCCACACTACGCTCCTCCCGGCTTCGGAGACGAGGGGTTTTTCATCTGCAAGAAAAAGGAAGACAGCGAATGACTGAGATCGTAGTCGCATCCATCTTCGTCGGAGCAGTGGTCTTCATCGTCATCGGAAGCTTGTTCCACGCAGTCACCCAAGGAGACACATATGAGCGTCATAGTCAGGAAGATTCCAGCGATGACGTCGGGGCTGGAGATGGCCACACGTAGGAAAAGTCGTAACAAGGAGCGTGACGACAGGATCTTCAGGTTGTATACTGAGGGAGTGAAACAGATAGATCTAGCCGAGCGCTTCAGGTTGACGCAGCCACGCATCTCGCAAATCTTGTCTATGACATCATGAGTGGGCCTGCATTTGTGATGATCATCGGGGGCGCTATGGGCTGCGCTGTAGTCTTGACATGTTGCGCTATCCTCCTGAGGCAGCATTCAGGCGCTGGGATGCCGACCCATATATGGCCACCTGATACTGGAGTGGACAGGGAAGAAGACCCCGGTTATTCGGCCCACAAGGCGATCATGCAGAAGGCAACATTCTATCTGTTGCTCTACGAGTACGATCTGGAAGAAGGTTCTGACTTCGCCAATTTTCATGGCAATCAACATATGGGGTTAGCCTTCAGTGGCATCGATATAGACAATCACCACGAGCAGATTTGCAGCACCTTGAGAGGCATGGCCGACAGCATCGAAGAAGAATACGGAGAGTAAATGTCTGGAGAAATCGTCAACATCTCATTGCGCTTCCCTGAGGGAACGCAGAACATCGAAGGGCGTCCGAAGATTCTGACCAAGGAGCTATGCGACGATATCGCATCAGCCTTGTCGTCGGGCGCTCTGGATCATTGGGCAGAAGCCCTCCATGGTGTGGACTCTGGGGCCATCCATCGGTGGACCACTGAGGGTGCCCGTGAGAAGCGCAGGGTGATCACCTTGGCGCAGCAGATGGAACGCAAGGAGATGGAGAGGGTTTCGTCTCACATGGAGGGGGATGAGCTTCACGCGCACATGGCCGGATGGCGCTCGAAGCTGGACCTGTCGATGCTGGTCGATCCCGGCAAGGCTCTTCATTGCTACTTCCATGAGGTCGTAGCGAAGGCCGAAGCGCAGAGCAAGATGGCGTCCTTGATTCGTATTCGCAGGGCCGGGGCTGGCACGCCAGCAGAATACCTCAAGGACGAGGAGTCTGGCGACATTGCTGTAGACGCCAAGGGCAGACCGGTCGTTACTCGACGAGAGCAGGCACCCAACTGGTTTGCTGACGCATGGTTTCTGGAGAGAACTGATCCTGAGCACTTCGCCAGACCGGCCCGTGTTCAAGACGCCGTGGACCAAGGGTCGGTCGCAGAGGGTGCCAATCTGGACGAGAGGCGCAAGGCAGACAAGGAGATCAGGCGATGGTCAGAGGATCAGGGGCTTACCCCCGTAGAGGCAGACTTCACGGAGGTTTGACACAGCATCTTAAAGGTTGTAAGTTTACATCATGTTAGATTTCCCCGATGAGAAAAGAATCGGGGAAGGTCGATTCACGGTGAATCTGTCTCTCGACGGCGTTCCTATTGAGGATGGTGACTTACGATACAAGCTGTTCAAAACTGGAGAGTTTCGAGATCAGGAAATGCTCACGTTGGATGGCGAACTTGTCTTACCCATTGAGGTGTGGAGGTTTGAAACCAAGAAGAGGATTCTCTCATGGCGTCTAAGAAGAGACAAAGTGTAAAGCAGTTCGTCCAGAAGATTTGGATGGGGGAATGGGAAGGAGACAAAGATCGTGTTGTTGTCCAGAGCGCAGAGCGTCCTGTCAACTACGACAACCGAATCATTGACCGCAAATGGGAGCCAACTACAGAATTTTCCGGGGTGACCATGGCGTGTTCAGGTACCATGGCGGTGATCTTTAACTGAGACTGGAAACATTTAACAAGGGAAGGAGAACCCTGATGCGTTCTACTCGCCGTAGTCGCAATCGTGGCACTCGTAGCTTGTGAGGGACCAGCAGGACCGGAGGGACCAGCAGGCGAACAAGGAATTCAAGGCATATCTGGAGAAGCAGGGGGCACAGGTCAGACCGGACCCCGTGGACTCACTGGACCGGCTGGCGACTCAGCCGACATTGAAGGACAGACGATCCTCTTCGAGTGGTGGTACTTCGATGTCGTGGCTGGAGGCTGGGACAGGGACACCTCGTCGTTCTGGTTGAACAACGACAACTTCGGCCCACTCACTGTTTCTGGTATCTACGTGCAGGGCATCTTCGATGACACAGGTGAGGCGTATTGGGTACCTCTGTCGGACTGGATGAGTGCATTCAATGTCGATGCATACTTCTCGCAGACGACCGCAGGAGCCGTTCGGATCTATGATCCAGATCAGGCACTGGCGAATCCTTGAGTGGGATTCTATGAATGTCCTGTGGAACAACCTGATCCCATGGGGGATCGTCGGCTACGCCAACGTGCTCATGTGGAACAGTCATCTGCGCCCCGATCACTGGACGGACTCAAGGTTCAGGTGGTTGGTTCCCAGTTGGTTGTATGCGAGGATCAATGGCTAAGACGGCAAGCTGTAGATGGCGACGTAAGGGCGAGAAGGTGCCAGACAATGTCGTACAGGACATCCACGGCAGGGTTCTGGTGGCCGATCAGGACATCAAGGCAGGAGAGGTCTTCGAATACAAACTGACACCGATATGTCACTTGGGAGGAAGGCCATGGAGTGGGCTGCCCATCACGGATGGATTGTCCTTGTCGGGTTCTTCTGGATAGTCTTTGACTGGCTGATCCATGTGCCCGACTCCTCAGACGAGGAAATGATCAACTCGACCCCCATGTAATCTGGCTTGCGCACATCCAACAGGCGTAATACCTTTGGTAACAATTACCCATTGCCGAGAGAAAGCTTCAATGGTCATCGCTCTGTCAGAGCAGGCAGTAGAGAACGACATCTTCGATGAGACACAGGCAGTCATCTGTATTCTGGATGTGACGCAAGACTCTCCAGCGATCTATGGTGCGCCTGCTGAGATCATGCTTGTACGCTTTGACGATGTGGTTCCAGACGACCCGAAGCATCCCGGCCATGGCAGTGTTCCTATTGGCAGAGAGCAAGCCAAGGACATCATTGCTTTCACCAAAAGGAACCTCTCCAAGCAGATCTTCGTCAGTTCCAAGTATGGAGTCTCGCGAAGCGCAGCCGTCGCCATGGTTGTAGAGTTTGTCCAGAGGCGCAATTTCATCAACACCTGTGGACACTACAATCCCAACCCCTTGGTGTACCAAACTCTCATGGATCAAGCCAGAAGGGAAGGTGCCATATGACGAATAAAGAAATGCCAGTTGTTGGCGATTTCATCCTCGTCTATGACAACGAAGTGGCTCCCCCGATCCTCAAGGGGACCCTTGTAGCTATGCAGCCCGACAAGAAAGATCATGTGCTCAAGATCGACCTGTCGAACGGCTGTGGTGTCATCGAAGTCAGGCGAAGTCAAGTTCACAAACTGGAGACAGATCAACCATTCGATCACAGGTTGAAGCTGTCAACGCGATGGATGGCCAACAGTAGATGAATAAAGTTTGCGAGTTCTGCGAGCACGGGTTTGAAGCGACTCACTCCACACGGAGGTTTTGTTCAAACTCGTGCTCAAACAAAGCCAGACCTCGTGGACAGGCAGTGAAGGTCTACTCTGATTCTTTCTACGACCGACACAAAGATCGACTGAAGGAAGACCAACGAAATCGCGTCAAGCACGATCCCCTTCGACGCCTCAAGAATCGTGCTCGACGCATAGCACGGGAGAAGCATCCTCACCTTCTTCCGTGCGAATCTTGTGCTGATCCAGACACACAGCGTCACCATGACGACTACAACAAGCCCGAAGAGATTCGCTTCCTCTGTCGCAAGTGCCATGCGAACTGGCGCTTTGAGAACGATGGGGTTTGGGGCAAGGGTAAGGACAGTGTCGGCACTCGGATCAAGAAGCTCAGAATCTCCCGTGGCCATGACGTGGCCACACTCGCCTACTTGCTCGACATTCCCAAGGACCACCTGATGGCCGTCGAAGATAAAGGGGAAGAAGACTCTTCCCTCATTTGGAAACTGGAGAAGGTCTACCAGATACCGGCCTCGTCAATCACTGGAGTTGTCGGATGACCGAAGTCACTGAAAAGCTTCCAGATGTGCGCATCAACATCGAGTATCGCAATCTCGATGATCTGAATCCCTATGCTCGCAACGCTCGCAAGCATCCACAGAGCCAGATCGACAAGCTGGCCGGTTGGATCGCTGAGGTGGGATTTCTCCAGCCTATCGTCATTCGCGAAGATGACACCATCGTGACGGGGCATGGTCGCTGCATGGCTGCGCGTCAGCTTGGGATCAAGGAAATACCCACGATCAAGGTCACACATCTCAGCGAGAAGCAAATTCGACAGTTCGTCATCTTCGACAACCGAATCACCGAAGAGGCGACGTGGGACAACAAGATTCTCGCCATGGAGATGCGAGCCATCCATGAGATGTCAGAAGACCTGTCGTCAGTGGAGGAGCTACAGAAGACTGGCTTCGAGCAATCTGAGTTGATGCGGCAGCTACCCGATCTGGCTTATGACCCCGCAGCCGAAAAGGCCGAGCGCCCAACGGCAGCAGCAGAGGCGCAGTTCGACAAGGATCTAGCAGAGAAGACCAATATTCCCAAGGAAGAGATTTCTGGCATTTACAATCTCAACCCATCTGTGGTCTTCCCGGCTGACAACTATTGGGAGATCCCCGAACTGCTCCCTGACATGCTCGCCACGGGCATCCCTGAGTTTGTCTGGAATGAGAAACCTCCCATCGAGACGCCACCTGAGAGAACCCTGTGCACATGGCATGGCATCAAGGGCTCCCACTGGACCACGGCTATGGGCGAAGGAGGCGTGATCTGCTTCTATGACGACGACTTCAAATTCGAGTCCGTCTGGAATGATCCTGTGGATGCCGTCTACAGGCTGAGGATCAACAAATGGGGAACTGTGGTCACCCCTGACTTCTCCATCTGGGAAGGTCAGCCCCGAGCGTTGCAGATCCACCAAATGTATAAGAGCTACTGGTGTGCGCGATTCTTCCAAGAAGCTGGAATTTATGTCGCTCCGAATATTACCTTTACAGATTCGGAGTCATATGCCTATTGTTTCTCTGGGATACCACGTGGCGTCCCCGTTGCCTATATTCAGTGCAGGACCATGCTCTGGGGCAAGGGAGACGATCCAGAGGCTCAGCGCCGTAGAGGCATGGATGCCCTAGGCATGAAGACGGCCATTGAGACCATCGAGCCTCAGAACCTGATCATGTATGGGGGTGATGTTCACCGAGAGCACATCGAGCCGTCGCTCCCTCAGGGCAACACTAAGTATCACTGGATAGGATCTCGCGCAGCATCAAGACTGCGTGGGGGGAAGTAGCGTTCGTGGTCCACGATGCTTCCGGTTTTCAGGGGCCACTCTCTTCGCGAAGGGAAGTACACAATGGGTAGAGGTCAGATATCTGTTGGTGGCCAGAAGCAGGGCGTGCAGACAGCACAGTCTTTCTTCGAGTCCACCACAGACGCCGAACTGGAAGGGTCCGGCGTTGGCGGCTCCGACCGGGCGCGAGTAGCGCGTCGATCTGGTCGTAGCACACGCACCAGAACTCGTCTTTCGACGACGTAAGTAGGCCCTCAAGGCGAACACCACTTACCATCCTCCCTGTTGGTAAGAAAGAGAAATTTTGAATACGACCACTGAGAGCAAGCTCTGGATCGAGATCCGAACTGGCAATGGAACTGCCAGATCCGAGATGGTGGCATCTCATGTGGGCATCACGCACAACATAGCTCGACAGTATGTGAACGGTGGTGGCGAAGTTCAGTATGAAGACCTTAATGGCGTAGGAGCCGTGGCGCTCTGTGAGAGCGTTGACGAGTTCATTGCCAAGAACCCCAATTGCCGATTTGGAGCTTTCGCCAAGATCTCAGTGCGCCGGGCAGTTGTCCAGTTTACTCGCACGTCCGAGGGTACTGTAACCAAGCCTGAGTGGGAAACTCGCAAGGAAAAGGATGCCCTCAAGAAGGTTGAAAGCCTTCGGCAGCGCATCGGTCGCAATCCAACATCTGAGGAAGTGTGCTTCGTCTATGGTGTCACCATAGGAGCCACTTGGGATCGCCTCCACGACGGTCCAGAGTATGTCGATGTTGACGACATCGACCTGTCAATTCCTCCAGACGAGCCCACCATCGACAAACCACCCATTCACATACGTTCCCTGCTATCTGCACTCTCTGACGGCGCAACCCTTGGACAACTGTCCAACGAGTGGCAGACGCCGAGAGAATTTCTCCAGATTGAAGCAAGCGCGTATGTGGGAAGATCTGACGCATAAAGAGGTAGCCAGCCTTGAGCCTCATCCGTTATCTGACCAGATCTTCGGCCAGATGGATCAGGATGAGTTCGATGAACTGAAGGCTGATATCAAGGACCGAGGGATCATGCATCCTCTGGAGCTATGCCCCAGTGGATTTGTGATTTGTGGATCACAGAGGCTCCGTGCTCTCAAAGAGTTGGGCGTCAAAGAGGTGCCCGTTGTCATCAGGGGCGAGTTGATTGATGAGGCGCTGATTCGCAAGCATCTCATTCTGGACAATCTCCTGAGGCGACACCTGACACAGGGGATGATCTGGAAGGCAGGCGTAGAACTTGAGCGTCTGTATCTTCAAGAGGAGACCGGCGAGGGGATCACAGACATTCGCCGTCGCGTAGCGCAAGAGCTTGAAACCTCGCAGGCACACTACTATAGACTTCGTAAGGTCATGGAGTCTGGGAACTCAGATGTGATCATGCAAGTCAACGCTGGCAAGATTACTGTGACCGAGGCGCATCGCCAGTTGAAGCGTGTGACTCGACAAAGACAAGGGCAGATGGACTCGCGTCAACGCGACGTGATGCTCTTCCTGAAGTGGAAATCCAAGATGGATAAGATGGCGCAATACATTCGTCAGAATCCTCCAGATGAATTTGGCACCTACGCCAAAGACGTGCGCAGGGTGCTGCGAGACATGGGTAGGACCGTGGATATCGTCGCATGAACGTATCTGACTCTGCACGTAAGATGCTCTACTACAGAGCGCACCCATCCAAATGGGCCGAGGATCACCTTGAAATCAAGCTGGCCAAGTATCGAGGCCGCAACGAACTGGAAGACTGGCTCGCAGGACAGCCTTCCAATAGCCATCAGTGGTGTCGTCGCCAGATGAAGGACGCCAAGCTTTCTCTGGATTCGAGAAAGTCTTATCAGGCCGACGCGCTGGACAAGATGGCTGAACCCGGCTTCTATTCCTTCAAGTGGGCCAACGGTATCGCCAAGACGTCGACAGCAGCGATCATGGTTCACTGGTTCCTCGACAACTACCCCGGTGGGCGCGTGGTCACCACAGCAGGAACGTGGTCGCAGCTACGCGAGCAGCTATGGCGCGAGATCGCGACGTGGGCTGGACGAGCCACGCAGCCGATCGCTGCCAGTCTTGACCGTCTCGGCAAGACCTCCGTTGACCTTGGGCCTGATTGGGCGGCGTTCGGACGTGCAGCTACCGAGGAGGCAACCTTCGAAGGTGTCCACGGCGACTACGTCATGGTGCTGATGGATGAGGCCAAGGCGATCAAGCCAGAAATCTTCAACGCCGTCAGGAGGATTCTTCGTGGTAACCCCAATGGACAGTTTTGGTGGATCTGCCTCAGCAGCCCCGGTTCGCCTTCTGGGCCTTTCTATGATATCTGCCGGGGTGATCAAGCACACCGATGGCACACCTTTGAGATGTCTGCTTACGAGTCCTCCCGTATCAATCTCGGAATGGTGGCCGACGACTCAGCCGACCTTGGCGAACTCTCCCCCCTGTTCGTCAGCATGGTGTGTGGAGAGTTTCCAGATGAGACAGAGGATACGATTATACCCCTATCATGGGTCATGTCAGCCGTGGAACGCGCCGTGGTTGAAGACGCCTTATTCTCAGGGGGTGGCGCTGACATAGCCAGATTTGGTAATGACGAGACCGTTCTGGGAGCTTTCAAGGGGGGACGTTTCGATTTCGTTGATCACTACATCGGCAAAAACCTCATGTCCACTGCTGGAAGGGTTCGCAACCTATGTCAAACCGTCAAGCGAGTCTGCATCGACGACGCAGGGCTTGGTGGGGGCGTCACAGATCGACTGAGGGAGTTGAAGCAGAAGAACATCTACCCTGTCAACGCGGGGCAGAGTCCCAAGGATGCGAAGAAGTTTTTCAATCTGGGCACAGAAATGATCTGGAGTCTCCGAGAGAGATTCCGTAAGACGTTTGAGGAAGGAGAAGGTGCTCCTCACATCGGCGTCTCCATCCCCAACGACAAGAAGTTGATCCACCAACTGGCAGCAAGGAAGTTTGATTTCAGATCAGATGGTCGCCTGATGGCAGAGACCAAAGACAAGATGCTGGATCGTGGAGAGAAATCTCCAGATAGAGCAGAATGTGTAGGCTTTGCTTCTTGGGCACAGATGTCGGATATTGGAAACCAGAGCCACATCCTTGAGGCCAACGCAAGTGCCAAGCGAACATCACACTTCGGGGACATGCCACTGGAGACAGTGCATGAGCCAATGGCAATCAAAGACGACGTAATAAGCATGGAGTTCTGAAGAGATGGGTGTCGTGATTCCCCCAGCCGGGAACGGCTGGAAGATAGCGAGTCTTCCAGTGTATCTGGAAGGGGCCACGGTCCTCCCCTTTATATTGGATACCGGCACCCTGCCCTTCAGACGGAGAGAGAAGAATGGCTAAGCAAGACCCGAGAACGGTCGAACAGAAGACGAACGACAAAGCCCTACTGAGAGAATTGGGCCAAGGAGGAACCTCATTCGTCGGTGGATTCATCGACAACGAAGAGTTCAACAAGAACCTGACTGGACTCAAGGGAGTCGAGACGTATGACAAGATGCGCAGGACCGACGCACAGGTTCAAGCGCTTCTGTATGCGATCCAGCTTCCTGTTCTGGCAGCAGACTGGGACATCGAGGCTCCTCGCGAGAGCGATAGCGACGGTGGGACTCCTGTTACTGAAGAGCACCTGAGGTTTGCCAGGGACCAGTTGTTCAACAGGGTCGATTTCCAGATCTTCCTGCGTCACGCTCTATCCTGCCTATGGGCTGGATACTCGTGGTTTGAGAAGGTCTACGCTATCGAAGACGGACAGTGGAAGTTCCAGAAGGTTTCGCCACGTCTGGCATCGACGCTGTATAAGTGGTGGACTGACAAACAAGACAATCTGGTCCGTGTGACGCAGAAGCTCAAGACCGACGTCAAGAAACGTCGCGTAAGCACAGTCGCCGGGATCGCAGATACTGGCGAAGTCGATATCAACTTGGACAAGTTGGTGATGTTCTCCTATCAACAGGAGGGCAACAACTACGAGGGGATGTCCCTGTTGCGTGGTGCCTACAAGCACTGGTATATCAAGGACAACATCTACCGGATCGATGCGATTCGCCACGAGCGCTTCGCCATCGGTGTGCCTCACATCGAGCTTCCTGAGGAATGGGACTCGGAGGATCTGGCGCACGCCAAGGACATCGGCAAGAATTGGAAGGGTGGCGAACAGAGCTATCTTGTGACGCCACAGGGGTGGGGCATAAACATTGTCCAGATGACTTCGCAGGCATTGGATGTGATGCACACCATCGACCATCACAACCAAGAGATCGCCAAGGCCGGTCTGGCGCAGTTCATCAACTTCGGTGACAGTTCGGGAACTCGTGCGCTTGGCGAGGTGACGACCAACTTCTTCTACGATGCACTTCTGGGACTGACAGAGTGGATTGCTGGAGTTGTCAATCGTCAGATGCTCTGGCCGATCTTGGACATGAACTTCCCCAACAAGCCCCGACCTCTGCTCAAGGCAACGAATATCGGTGCGATCTCCCTGTCTGAACTGATGGGCGCGATTCGCATCGTAGGTGACACCTACATCACTCCTGATCTGGATCTTGAGAATCGTCTGCGCGATCTGCTCAACCTCCCAGTCAAGGAGGAAGACACCTACAATGAGCAGCAGGAGCGCTTAGGGCGTCGTGGGAAGAACTTGGAGGAGCAGGACGCCGCAGAGCAGGCCACCCGTGATGATCGCGACAGGAGCAAGGACAGGACGGCTGCGAGCGAAGGTGGTCGACCAGCCCGTGCGGCCACGTCCAATCGCGCCGGTCGTCAGGTAGCAGCGTCCGACATGCAGATTCGCCAATCTACGTTTGAAGACCATGATGGCGAGGAGGTGGTTCACGCCTCCGATGATCACCCTCGCCGGGACCCCACTGAACTGGAGTCCCACATGAGCCTCAATGAGATCGAGCACACGCTGGACTCGACTCGCGACAGGATCATGCACCGCGTTCTGGTGGTCAGGGACGACTGGGTGAACGTCATGCGTGACAACATGCGTCGAGCCCTGTCCTCAGGGCGCACCTCTGAGATCATGATGACCGACCTCGGGGCGATGGATGAGAAGCGTATGGAGAACCACATTCGGCCCCTGTTGGCCGATCTCTATGCAGATGGCCGTCGAGCCGTCCGAGAAGAGATAGCCTCTCAGGCGCGATCTGGTGGCTCTGTGGTGGAACTCCCGTTCAGACTGCGCGACGAGCCCCTGACTCCTGTTGAGGCTCAGGGGATCATGCAGGGCAGGACACAGGACATCGTCCAGCGTCTCAGTCGCAAGACTGTCGAGTCTGCACATCGTCTGGCGCTCGACATTCAGCGCACCAAGGGCAGCGCATTCACTGAGGAGGATCTGGACACCATCGTTGTCGAGATGACATCCTCCGTGGAACGCGAGGCTCGCATGATGGCCACGCACAACACGTCAGAATCATTCTCTATGGGACGCGCAGCCGAAGCCACAGAACTGAGCAATCAGGGCTTGATACAGGACGCCACGCTGTCTACTCTCCTCGACGATAATCGATGCAAGCCCTGCAAGGACGTTGACGGCGAGGTAGTCACAGTGGACAGCGCACGTTACCACGAACTGATGCCACCTCTGGCGTTCTGCGAAGGCCAAGGTGCATGTCGATGTATGTGGGTCTATAGTTTGAAGGTGTAGATTTATGGGATACTACGACGCCGCAGAGGCCCTGCAAGCCGACAGCAGCAATTGGACGGCAGGGCAGATGGTCCAAATCTTTCAAGAGATGCAAAGCATCAGAGGGGAGGTAGGAGCATTACGCTTACGTGTATCCGAACTGGAGAAACAGATGAGTAATATCCCTGCATGCTATCGCGACTCGTATGTGGTCACGAGTAGCTGAGGAGGTGATCAACTTCTTCTGGAACGCCACCAATTCCCTTGAGCAATGGGAGTCGGTGGCGTTCTTGATTTTGTACGGATATGCCATCACGGCACTGTCTATTCTGGTTGCCACGTCCCTGTGTTGAAATCGACGTGAGACATCTCGTCCAGACATCTGAATGTGGTGCCGTTGACCTCATCGATCCAGTCACAATGCCAGTGTCCGAAGAACCACCACTGTGGCTGATGCGCCTCAAACATCCTACCCAGAAGCTTCTCGGTGTCTGAGACCACAAAGTGATTCTCATGGCTTGGGATATGACGGAGGATCGACGCAGGGGCATCGTGTGTGATCACCACATTCGGCCTGAAGGCAGTGTAGGCTTGCAGTGCCTCATCCATGGCGCGAGGTGATAGCTGCTCTTCGGGCCACCATGACTTCCCGTGTGCGGCTTCGTATTCTATCCTGTAATCCTTGTCTGGACTGTCAGCCCCTCTCACGTAGAAGAACGGGAAGACGTCTCCAGTGACGTCTGACGGATAGCCTACGAGCCCCACACCATAGTCTCCCAAGGCACGCGGTGGGAGGTTGTCGTAGTTGTCGTGGTTTCCCGGTACGAAGACGTGATCACTGGCATTCAGTGCGTCCAGTTCTTCGTACCGAAATCCCATGTCGCCCACTTGAACAGAGGCGACCTGATCCTTCACCAAGTCAACATACTCTTCGGTCTTCCCGTGCACGTCGCCAACGATGCGTACCTTCATGCGTCAGCCCCCTCTGTTGGGTGCTGTCTCATGTCGCGCACGAAGGCGAGTATGAACGCGTGCGCGTCATCCCGACTCATACCTTCTTTCTTCAGTGCCTCGATGTAGAGGTGGGCCCAGTGAGCAAAGTGGCGCACTCCCTCTTCGTCGATTTGCTCCAGTAATTCAGGAGCCGTAGGAATAGAGGCCATTCAACTTATCTCCCATTCAGTTGGTTCCAGATCTGCCCTGAGATACAATGGATGACGAGGAAATCCATCCTTGGTCAGGCCGAGGTGGTGCAGTGCTACATCGTGATCACGCAGCATAGCCTCAACGGCTTCGCCTCGATCTTTGTGCGCTCCATGTGTTCCCCATGCACATATGACGATTCCAGAGTTTCTGGCCATCTTATAGATCCAGTGATCGTTGTCTGGACCTATTGGATCATCGACGGCCTTCATGCCCTTGGGGTCGGTGTCGCGCCATCCGAAGATGTTCAACATGACCAGACCACCGTATCCCCACTTCTCTGCATAGTTCTGGCAGCGAGTCACTGTGGGGTCGTTCTGCACCTCATCAGCAGTCGATGGGTTGAGCCCGATGAAGGAACAGCGAGGCTTATTCCTTCTCCAGATCCTCTGTAGGACGTAGCGATGCTTCCTGTCCGTGCTGAACGACGCCGTCTTCTCTATCCCCTCTGCGCTGCGGCTTGTCCCAGTTGAAACCGAATCCACTTCTGTTGTCTGTGGGCTTCTTGCTTTGGCCGGCATTGAAAAGTTCCTTTCTGACGTTGTCGCAGATCTCCTGTGCCATATCGATCTGCGTTTTTGTAGCCTTTCCACTGTGCATGAAAACCGAACATGCCAGATCTACGAAATCGAGCATCTGTATGTCGAACTTCCACGACGAAGTGTGCAGGCAGTGCATGTTGGGTCTGCCCTTTTGCCCCGGCTTCCTGTTGATATATCCCTTCCTCACCAGCGCTTCGACGTGGGCCTGTGCTGAGTTCTTTCTGATACCGAGAGCCTTGCCGATGTCTTCCATGGGTGGGAAGTAACCACCCGAAGCATTGACAAAGCTCTGGATAAATACCAGCGCGTCATATTGTCTTGGCGAAGGGGGAGGCATCCAGACGGCCTCACCGTTCTTACGTGCGACCGGCACGGGTATCAGCCTCCATGATCGCGAGTGCCAAAGCACTCCATGCGTGTCCCTTGACTCCGTAGAATGGACCGCGAGCCTTGATGGTGCCCTTGCCCTCTGGGAACCGGTCTCGTAGGGCCTGACGCACATAGGACTCCTTCACGCCTGATCCTGAATTGCAGAAGTGTTTCCCTACGATCCTGAAGGGCACACGGACCCATGTGTTGCGTACGAGCACTTCACATGCCTGTGCGATGCGTCCAGCATTGAAGACGGTCTGGAATACCTCTACGCCGACTGGCCTACCGTAGCTGACGACCTCTTCAATCGTGGTGACGACAACTGTGCCTGTTTCGTCCAGATTGTTGGTCTGTCTGATTACTTCATCGGTGGGCATCTTGTCGGCAGACCATATCACCCTCTGCACTGCGTCGTCCCAGAGCGCCACCCCACTGGTCGTGGGACCGGGATCGATTCCTAAGAAGACGGGCGTGGATCGCATAGCTCCTCCATGGTTCGGTTTCCATCTGGAAAAAGATTCTCCACTTCTTCAATCTGCCACCACATGGGAAAATCATCAGGGTGATACTCATGGAACGGGAAAAGCACTACTTCTGGTGCGTTTCGATAGAACTGCGTCATGGTCACATCCACCAACCATCCGTCCACGTAATTCCAACAATGTGTCATGTTGGACACCACGGACACACTATCAAAGCCCCACTTTTGGAAGGTTTGTGCCAGATCTTCTGATAGTTCACCGCAGCGACCCACGAGCGTGTCGCTGCCATCAGGGTCGGCGTCCAACCTGACCCTGCCCGCGATGCTCTGAATCTTCCATGAGTGATCTGCTAGCGAGAACAATGGCTTATCCGGCCATGCATTTCTCCAGAGTCCCGAGGGACAGTCTCTCCACCATTCTGTCAAGACAGATCTTTCTTGAGATGAGGCTGGTGGAACAAGGGGTTGTCATCAAACGTCCGGTTGTCGCTCATGTTTGCGTAGTCACCTTTAAGTTCGACGCCGATGCCATTGCGCCCGAGCCGGTCAGCAACCATCGGGGTTGTTCCTGCTCCAGAAAATGGATCAAGCACTCTCGCAGGTACAGGGTAAGCGCCGAAGCAGTTGCACGTGGCCTTCCATCCGACTGTCTTCCGTGCGACCATTCCAGCGAGGATTCGTCGTTTAACATCTGACGGATTCTCTGCTCCTCCAGACTCATAATCTTTGACAGCTTCACCGAAGTATTCACCATCTTCATTCCCTCCAGATTTCTTCTGCCATTCCTTGTCGGGCTCACCTTTTTCGATAACGCGCTCGTAGGGCGCACCGCACTTGTCACACACACCATGTTCGGATGTCCCAGCCTTGATACAACGTTCAACTAGCTCAACGGGGAACGTGGCGAAGTGCTGCCCCTTGAAGTTGGTAACCGTGAGATCCCACACGGAGCCCCTGTTGGCTCCAGACTCCATGCGCACAGCTTCCTGATCGTAGTGGTAGGTGGCGCTCTTCGAGAACAGGAAGATGTATTCATGCTGCGTCGTTGGGCGATCAACAACAGATTCTCTGGCAGGGTTCGGCTTCGACCATATGATCACCTGTCGCAGATACCAACCACGATCACGCATCTCCGTGGCGAATCGGAAGGGCACCAGTAATAGGTCCTTCTTCTTGGCCCCGATCTTCTTGGCGTCACGCGACGGCGCGTTCTTGATATACTTGTCCCGGTTCTTGGTGCTGAGAGATTCCCAATCTTCTGGAACTCCCGTGATGCCACCACCACCGGCATAGGTGTCGCCAAGGTTGACCCACATCGTTCCATCGTCTCGCAGCACGCCCTTCACAGAATCGAAGATGTCACATAGATGCGCTACGAACAGATCTGGATCAGGCTCCATGCCTAAACAAAACGAGGTGCCATCATCCCACTCAGTGGGAGGCACGTGATAGTCACGTTGAGAGTAATAAGGAGGGCTTGTGATCACGGTATGCACAGGGGTTTTTATGAGATCCCCGATGTGCAATGAGTCACCCTGTATAATCTGTGTTCCCAATGAAATCTCCTTTCTCGATAGGCGCATACGGTAGCGAGTGATTGATCCCCATCAGCCACAGGACCACAGACCTACGGTCCCTCAGTTGTATGGTCTTCGCGGCCTGATGTCGTTTCTGTTCCAGATGATCTTTCTGGATCTTCTTCAGCAGATCTAAATCCGACTTCATTCTGGCAATCTCATTGATGTTGTCTTTGCCGAACAGGTCGTGCTCTGGGGTGGTTTCCAGAGCATAGGTGATGCGTCGGATCATCCCCTCGACCTCGGTGGGACTCCTACTCAACATGCATTCTCCCTCCTTCAAGGGGGTTAACCGTTAACCCCCTGTGACAGAATATAGGGACCAGCTATAAGACTTGTCAAGACTCAGAATGATACTCAACTGTCTGTGTTCCAGACACTTACGCCAGTTCCATGGCGACAGGGGCTGGATTTTTATCTTCGGGAGAAAAATCCTCCGACTATTCTCATGAAGGCCGCGTCAGGTCTTCATGGTGATGTTCGCCTTGGGGAGGGTCGGGGGGCAGAGTCCTCTGGGTTCTGCCCCCTGTACCCATAACGAAACCCATCCTCCACAGGTTGTTTCCTAATGGATCATTTTTTCATATCGGTCAAGCTCTCCGACGTAGCTGCGCCCGTCGAGATCATGCGCACTGGAGAGTTTACCCACCCACGATATGGCGTCTTTGAAATTTCCGAAGACACCATGGATCAAGTTCTGGCGAACTTCGAGCCTGACCGGATAGCCGTCGATTACAATCACAACAGTGCAAGAGACGGCTCTCCCGAAGAGAATCGTGCGGCTGGCTGGCTAGTCAACCTGTTCAAAGAGCAGCGCGACGATAGGCTCTCGCTCATGGCTGAAGTCCGATGGACTGATGCAGCGCGAGAATTTATCGACAATGAGGAATTCAGGTTTGTGAGTCCAGAGTTTACTTGGGCCTACACGAATCCAGAATCCGGTCAAAGCGTGGGAGCCAAGCTCCTCGCCTTTGCGCTGACCAACAGACCGTTCCTGCCGGGGATGTCTCCCGTGACTTTGGCGCAGACGTCGAAAGACGTTGTTCCACTGATGCTCTCAGTAGACGACAAGCTTGCTGAGACCATTCTGGCGCTGACGAGCAACGAGAGTATTTCCGAGAAGGTGCAAGCAGTCACGCAACAGTTCTACAGAACATACCGGGACAATGAGGCGACCAATTACTGGATCGAAGACGTGAGAGATGACAATGTCATCGTGCGTCGGGATTCCGCAGGGTCGTCTGATCTGTTTCAGGTAGACTTCGAGCCCACTGACGACGGTGGTGTCTCATTCAACTCTCCAGAGCAATGGAAGAAGGTTCGTAGAGCCTTTGTCCCGATTGCGATGGAGGATGTCGCAGCGTCCGAAGAAGACGTTGTCCAAAGTCTGGTTCCTGAAGGAGCCAGTGAAACTTCAGATGATGGAGAGCATGCAATGAACGAAGAGACCCTTCGTAAGCTGCTGAGCATCGGTGATGAGGATTCTATTGAGGATGCCATCACTGCTCTGTCGGAGAAGGTCGGTCAGATTCCTACGCTTCAGACCCAGATCGATGAACTCAACGCCAAGCTGGAAGCACAGCCTGACGCTGGAGACAAAGATCCAGAGACGAAGTTGCAGGACGAAACACAGACCGTCCAGCTTCAAGAGAATGTTCAGCGCCTCACTACTGAGAAGGAAGTCCTTCAGGGTGAGGTCGTACAGCTTTCCGAGAGACTGACTGCGGTCGAAGATGAACGCAAGCAGTCCGATGGCGAAGAGCGCATCAAGCTCGCCATCGAATCTCGCAAGGCATATCCGTCCGAGGTCAATGTGACCAAGAACGCCGATGGCGCAGATGTGGTTCCTGCTATGCGCACTCTGGCATTCAACAGTCCCGATGTCTTTGACGGCATTATCGCGGCCCGTCCCGTGATCGACGCCGCTTTGCTCACAGAGCAGGGCGACAGCGATACCGAAACGGTAGTCAGCGATCCGAAGACCGAATACTGGACAGCCGTTCGCACGAAGTCGCGCGAACTCATGGCCAGCGATACGGTCCAGTTCAACGATTACGCTGCGGCTCAGGCCGAGGCGCGTAAACTCGTTGCTGACGAGAATCCCACTCTGGCACAAGCTGCCAAGGCATCGTAAAGGAGATATACGATGGCCTACGAAAACGGTTTGCTTGATGTGACCTTTGCCGTATCTGGCAACGATCTGTCAGCAGCCGCAGACCAATTCATTTTCGTCAAGTTTGGCGCAACGTCTCCACAGGTTGTGGCCGCACATGCAGGCGATCCAGTACTGGGGATTTCGCAGGGAACAGCCATCAATGGTCGCTGCATCGCCGTTCGACTCGTTGGTGCCTCGAAACTGCGCCTCGGAGCCACAGTCACCGCAGGTCAGACCGTCAAGCCGAGTTCCACCGGCACGGGCGCGCGAGGTCTGGGGGATGCCTACTACGGCGCTATCGCGCTGGCAGATGGCGAAACCGGTGATATCATTCCGGTTCTTGTCCAGCAGACACAAGCTGCGACGTAAGGGATATAGGAGACTAATATGCCCGAACCTAAAAATGCTGATATTCATGTCGATAGCGCAATCAGTGAGGTCGCTATGGCCTACAGCAATGCGCAGTTCATTGCTGAGCGCATGTTCCCGACTGTGGGTGTCAGGCACAAGTCAGATGACTACTACATTTTCACCAAGGGTGACCGGTTCCGTGACGATGCTGAGAATGATCGTCAGCCGGGATCACGCGCCCCACGTGGTGGCTGGAATGTGAGCACGGATAAGTATGCGTGTAAGCGTATCAGCTTCGCACAGGGCGTGCCTGATGACATCGTTGACAACAGCGACGATGTTGTGCGGCCCTTCGAGAACGCGACGTCCCATGTGATGTCGCAGATCATGATTCGGCGCGAGCGCCGTCTCTCAACCGATGTCTTCACGACTGGCATCTGGGACACCGACGTCGTCGGTGGAACGGACGTTGATCAGTGGAGTGACTTTGCCAACGGTGATCCTGCAAAGGATATGGCCGATGCCAAGGACACTGTTTCTGGCAACACGGGCGTGGAGCCGAATACTCTGGTCATTGGCCATGAGGTCATGAAGTCTCTGCGCCTGCATCCCGATGCAATCGATCGGTTCAAGCACACGCAGACTGGCATCCTGACCCCGGCGCAGATCGCCGCATGGTTGGACGTGGAGAACGTGGTCGTCGGTACGGCAATCTACAATAGCGCCGACGAAGGCCAGACGGCCACCATGGCTCGCATCTGGGGCAAGAATGCGCTCCTGATGTATGTCACTCCCGGTGCCAGTATTGATCAGGCATCTGCTGGATATACGTTCCAGTGGAAGGGTGTTTCCACGAAGACGTTCCGTGAGGAGCCCGAAGAGCAGGATGTCGTTGAGGCCAATGTCGATCTCGACATGAAGGTCACCGCAACTGATCTTGGGTATTTCTTCTCCAGCATCGTCGCATAAGGGAGGAGCTTCATCATGGCTAAGACTCCCGGTAGAACTGGGTGGAATGATCGAGGTGGACGTAGCTTCGAGTTCGACAACATGGCTACCAAACGGCGGGTCACTCCAGTTCACGTAGGTGCCGTTGTTGGCTCTGGCGCAATCGACGTCTTTCTGTTGCGTGCGCCTGCTGGTGGTGCGAAGATCAAAGATGTCAGCCTGAACTTTGGGCAGACAAGGGAGATCTTCCACAATGCCAGTGCTGCCAACACGTGGAACATGAACCTCGTGGACAAGTCATCTGGGTCTGAATTGATGAGTGCAGATGCCAGTCTCAGTGGTCAGACGATTGCTGTTACGGGCTTCAAGACTCTTTCAGATGCTGCCATCGATCAGAACGACACTCTGGAAGCAGGCGCAGGGTTGTTCCTGCAACTGGAGGTCTCAGGGACACCCCAGACTCTGAGCAATCTCACGGTACAGGTCGAGTGGCACCCGGCCTTCAACGAGTAGATTGAGAGGCGAACATCATGTATATCCGGTTGAAGAAAACGGTTGGCAAGCGTGCCAGCTTACAAAAAGGAGAAGTCCATGACTGGCCCCGTATGGCTATCTCTCAATACTGTGAGCAGTGGGGGCCATTCGAGGAGTGGGGCGAATACCTGAGCGAGGAGGAGGCTTCTGCTTCCTCCTCCTCGAAGCCTGCTTCCAAGCCTTCTCGACGGCCCGTCAAGAAGGCTGACAAGAAAACAAAAGAGGTGATTGCGTAATGTCACAGCGACGTAGGTCTGAGCCTGTGTTCATCAGGCCCGGCACCGGCAATCAGTTGATCAAGATCGGTGGCCCTGTCAGTTCTGGCAGGGGCGAATCGACTATGATCACATCTGGTTATATCGATTGTCGCTCGGGAAACGCTTCACTGCGTCTGATCAACTCAGCGACCTCTGTCGGCTTCAATGCGACCCTCGACACCAAGCTCACCCTGTTCGCTTCTGCGGGAGTGAACGGTGGGCTGGCAAAGCTCCCCGATGACGTCTTTGGATTCTCGGAGGGCTGTGTCGTCTCACTGAGTGCCGACGACGGCTACGCCTACGTGGTGCTCGGAGCACAGCGCATCAAGTAAGAGGTTGCCAAAGTTGTAATGGGGTGCTACACTTCTGGGACCCCACGCAGTAAGCATCGAAATCATCAAGCCGACGCTTCCAATATTGGGGGCGTCGGCTTTTTGCATATATGGAGATCCCATGGAAGACCAAGCACCCCCCTCAGAAGCGCTTCTAAGCCCTCCTGAGAGCCGTGAAAGCATTTCCCTCTGTATGGTGGTCCACAATGAAGGAGAGACGCTGGAGCAGGCAATCCTGAGCGTCAAAGACCTTGTGGATGAGATCGTCATCGGCGTAGACCGGAAATGCACTGACGACACGCCAGAGATCGCTCGGAAGTATGCCACTGACTATTTCGAGTTTGATTTCAACAATGACTTCTCTGGCGCTCGCAATCAGGCCATCGAGCGAGCCAATGGATCGATGATTCTGATTCTCGATGGGCATGAATGGTTGTCGGACGACAATGATCTCCTTCTGGAGAACATGGCCTCGATCTACGAGCTTGATCCGACTTCTCGCCAGATCCTCACTTCTCGCAGCTTTATCGAACAAGTACTCGCCCATGGCTTCGATGAGAATTTCGACGTGGCCTGCTTCAACCTGTGCATGAACGTGGGCGATGATCGCATCCCACAGTTGTTCTTTCTCCAGCCTAGACTCTTCAGGAACAACGGCAAGATCAAATACAAGTCGAAGGTCCACAATCATCTGGACGGATACGAATCGACGCGTGCCGTGGGTTGTCCTGAGGTCTGCATCATCCACAACATGCCAGCAGATCGCGAGCAGAAGCGCAAGGTGCAGCGTAAGCGCATGAACCTCGACGGCCTCAAGGGTGACATCAAGAAGAATCCCGATGACACCCGACCCTACTTCTATATCGCCAACTCCTATGCTGACATGGGAGAGACTGGCAAAGCCATCTGGTGGTATGAGAGGTATCTGAAGAAGTCGCCCAAGTTTGGCGAGGAGGTCTACCAAGCGCGACAGCAGCTAGGTCTCATGTATCTGAGGCACAAGCAGGACTACGCAAAGGCCCGTGAACATATAGTGCGATCGATCCAGATTCAATGGCAGCGTCGTGAGCCCTACATCCTCCTTGCTGAGATCGCCTTCGCTGAGGAGAAGTGGGAAGAGTGCATCCATTGGCTGAAGATCGGCCAGACCGTCAAGGCCCCATTCACCGTCATGTTCTGTCAGGGCTCGGCTTACACCTACATGCCGATCATCATGCGCATGAAATGTCTGGAAGCCCTGGATCGCTTGGAGGAAGCACTGGAGGTTTGTCAGGAGGCTATCCGTTGGCGTCCAGAGGATCGCTTCCTGATCACCAAGCGAGAGCACTTCAAGGACACTCTTCGACAGAAGATCTCACGCGACAACCGTGAGAACTTTCTGATGCTCGATTCGCTCGGCAGCTTCAGCAGCGACATCGCCCGTCACATGAGCAACAACTGGCATGTCGCCACGCGCAAGGCTCTGGACAGTCGATGGCATGGGTGGGCTGACTTCACGTGGGTGGAATGGGCTGACCAGAATATCCAAGAGGTCGCCATGCGTGGATGGGAGGTGCCGGTGGTCTGTCGCCTGCATAGCTATGAGGCATTCACCGACGTGCCTGCCAACTGCAACTGGGATACAGTGGACCACCTTGTCTTCGTGGCCCCTCATATCCGAGACCTCTTCGCCTTGCGCTGGCCAGATCAGCTTGAGCGCGTCGATCACTCCATCATTCCCAATGGCGTGAACACTGCGGCCTACCCATTCAGGAAGCGCGAGCACGGCAAGCGCATCGCCTATCTCGGCTACATGAACAACAAGAAGAACCTCCCCTTGTTGGTCGAATGCGCGAAGGCGAATCCAGACTACGAGTTCCACATCGCCGGGACATTCCAAGACAACCACTTGCAGTATTGGTTCCAGCATGCCGTGGCGTCCATGCCGAATGTCTGGTACTACGGCTGGATCGAAGCTCACCAGAAAGTGGAATGGTTGGATGGCATGGACTATCTCATGTCGCCCTCCATCGTGGAGAGCTTTGGCTTTGGGATTGCCGAGGCGATGTGCATGGGAATCAAGCCCCTGATCTATGATCGACAGGGAGCCATCTGGGAAGACACGTTCACCGACAGCCGGGATCTGCGTCGTCTGCTACAGGGTCCTTATGACTCTGAGGCTTACCGGACGCACATCGAGGAGAACTTCAGTCTCACCAGCATGCTCGCGCAGATCGACACGCTGGTCGAGTATCTGCTGGCAAGCAAGAAGCGCGAGCACCAACTGCGCGATTACGATGCGCAGTTGGATGCCCGACTTGGACAGGTCACCTCGCTCAACGAAATCGCGCAGGGGGTTGGTGGCTGGGTGGAATCTCCGTTGGCTCTGGAGGAATAACAGAGTCATGATAGGTGATCCATACGTCTTCGCCTGCAAGGAGACGACTTACGATCAGGGGATAGATCCTTCGGTATGCAGCAGTGCTGCTGCCGAGGGCTCCTTCCTCTGTGAGGTTCTGGAAGGAGGAGTCTCCGACCAAGAGGCATCCTGCCGTGTCCTCGTCCGAGTTGCCGATATGGATCAGGACGTATTCGAAGTTGGGTACATCCTGAAGCCACAGCATTCCATGATGGAAGTCATCGCCAAACTTTGCCAGATACTTGGAGTGAAATCCCCCCTCCTTGCGAAGGATAATCCGATAGCGACCAGCCGGAATGCGCGTCTCGCCAGATACCTTCTTGGTCCGGTACTCGTCTTCAATGGTATAGGCCAGAAACTTGGTTGGGACGTACGGGGGCTTCCTGTCCACCTCCATGAGGATACCGAGTGTGCTGTCTGACATTGAACTGAACCTGAAGACTGCAAGTTCCATTTGACTCTCTCCTTATATTGGCCTATCATGGTGGTGGGCCAAATTACTACTTTTCCACTGAGAAACCCCAATGGCTAAGGACAAACAATATGAAGGTGATCGGTTTACAACCATCAAGATCTGGAAGACCGACCACCGTGAGTTGAAGCTCGTGGCTGCTGCCAGAGAAATCAGCATGGCGCAGATGATCTCAGAGTTGGTGGCAACCGAGAAGAGAACACTGAAAAAGAAAGGACTCCTGTGAGGCTCGTATCTGTAATTATACCGACTTACAATCAGGACCGACGGTTTCTGGAAGCTGCCATCAGATCGGCCTACTTCCAGACCTACTCGCACATCGAGATCGTTCTCGTGGATGACGGGTCTGACCTCGACCATCAATATAGCGCTTTGGAGGTCTTTGAGAATTGTCGGGATCGCCTGCCTTCCATCCAGACCGGCACGCGCAAATGGCAGTATGTGCGTCAGGAGAACTTGGGCGTAGCCGGTGCATTGAACGCTGGGATCTCAGTTGCCAGTGGCGACATCATTTCGTGGCTCCCGTCAGACGATGCCTTCTTCCACGAGAAGACAGACACCCAGATCTTCGTGGCCGACGAGATGGACCCCGAGTGGATGGTGTCCTACTGCTCCTATGAGCTTGGCATGCCCATAGCACAGGAGGCGATTCCTGCGCCCCACTTCCCCACGCAAGAGGCGCTGTATGAAGCCCTGCGCAAGCACTGCTTCATCAACGCAGCTACGTGTCTCTGGAAGAAGGAAGTGTTCGACGAGGTGGGCCTGTTCGATCAGGGCATACAACACTGTCAAGATTATGAATTCTTGCTACGTTGTGCTGAGCGTTGGAATTTTATGGCTGTCTCGGAACCATTTGTTCGCCGCAGAGTTCACGAAGGTCAAATGATCAACACCTTGAAAGAGGCGAGCGAACTGGAATCCAAACGAGCCGACATGGAATATCTGAAGGAGCGATATAATGTCTCAGGATATGTCTGGGTGCCCGACCCACAGGATGTGCAAGAAGTGTCAGAAGAAGAAGCCGATTGAGGCATTTTCCAGACATGCCAAATGCAAGTGGGGCTATACGCATCAGTGTCGCAACTGTGCCACGGCCAAGGCTACGGCATGGACTATGGCGAACAGGTCTCAGTCGAGAGGCATAAAGGCGCGATGGCGAAAAAATAATCCAGAAAAACAAAGAGAGTCAGAGCAGAGATATCGCTTGTCCGACGCACATCGAGATCGGTGCAATCAATGGGCGAGAGACAATCCAGAGAAGAAGAGGGCACACACCGCAGTCAGGAGGGCAATGAAAGCTGGCAAGCTGGGCCGTGCTCCACAATGTGAGAACTGCAAGAATGAGTGCCAGACGCAGGCGCACCACGAGGACTACTCAAAACTCTTAGATGTCAATTGGCTTTGCCCACGATGTCACAACAAAAGGACAAGAGAACAAGATGATAGTGAAGAGTGATGACGAGATTGCCGATCTGCTCAATGAAGTTTACCAGCAGACCGATAAGGGTGGCAGCAAGTATCCCGGCATGACTTACGAGGAGGGCATCGCAGCCGCACTAGATTGGGTGCGTGGCGATCAAGAAGAGAGACCAATGGAATGAAAATCATCGGCTTTCTCCAGAACTTCAACGGCGTCGGCAATGGCGACCTGAAGCGTTGCCTTGAGTCCATGCAAGTGGTTGTCGATGACATCTTCGTCTACGACGACGCCAGCACCGAGGAGACCAAGGCTCTGTATGACGAGTATGGCTGCACGGTCATCTACGGGCTGAAGAACCAGTTCAGCAAGGAGCTTCATCACAAGTCGCAGCTTCTCAAGGCTTTGCTAAGTGTCCATCCAGACTGTGACTGGATCTGTTGGTATGACAGCGATGCAGTGCTCGGCTCGTTCTTCGACGACCGGGAGGCAGTCAACGCAGCACTGGAGCGAGTCTCCGAGGCAGGGCTCGTTCAGGTCTATCTCCACAACACGAACCTGTGGAGATCCGAGACACACTATCGCAGCGACATAGAGTATGACAACCTGTGGCATTGTGTCTTCTGGAGAAACACGGGAGAGTTGCACTATGACCCAAGTTCGGGTCTGCATCAGAAACAGTTCCCCATCCCCTTCTATCAACGCGAGGGCGAGGAGGTCAAAGTAGGGGCGATCAAGTTCCAAGAAGAGACTCAGAGGTTGATTCACTATGGCTTCGCCACGCTGGACCGAGTGTTGGCGAAATACTTCACATACAAGCGTGAGGGGCAGACTGGATATCCCTTGGATCGACTCGTGTCTGAGACAGGAATGCTCATGGACAAGCCGGTCGAGATGACTCTCCATGAAATGGATCTGGATTGGTATCCAGCATCTTGTCGGCCTGATGGCATGAGCCCTGTTCCAGAGCCCACCCTGACGCCTGAGATGGTAGGAGAATACAAAAACCTTGAAGAAGCCCTCTACGGCTCAGACGAAAACTTGCAGCATCTGCAAGCCCCCACCGAAGAAAGCGATACTGGAAAAAGTTGACGGCTTCGTTGCTGTCCGGTGTGGCAAGTGCAAGACCCCGATGATCATCAGTAACGACCATCGGTCGAGAGAAGGATTCACGAGGCAGGACGAAGTAAAGGTGAAAGATCTGGCGTGTCGTGCAGCAGCAAAGGTGTGGCCGTGGCATTGGTATCGCATCGACTACGATCTCCAGCACTACACTGGACACTTCCACTGTCACCTTATTGACTGTGGTGAAATGCAGGAGCCTGACTACCCATGAAAATCTGTGATGGCTGTGAAGCTGTAGTGCATGATATCGAGACGTATCGTCGGACAGACGGTGAACAGGTCGATTTCTGTCTCAATTGCGAACTGGATCACGGCACGATGCGCAATGAGATTCAAGATCGCCACGCCGCAATGTTCGCGACCGAGTATGAGGAAGCGCTGACTGCCTTCCTCGCTGGGGCCAAAGAGCGCACTCACGCCAAGGAAGACGCACAGGAGACAGAAGAGGGATGAAGATCGGTGTCGTCCACGTAGACTCTGGATGGATCTTGCAGTCCATCGCAAGGCGCATGGCTGACGCAAATCCAGACGTCTTCCATCTGAGGACTCTTGGGTCGATCACTCCAGTCGATCTGCGCACCATGGAGGGGTGGTTCTACGTCGATGTGCAGAATTGTTTTGCGCCGTCGCTGAAAAGGAATACGGCCAACGCAGTTCCTCACGTGGGCCTCTTTACGCACCTCCACATGGACAGCATGGATCAGTATCGAGAGCACTACGATATTCTGGACGGCATGATCCATATGTCGGAGAGATATTTCGACATGTTTCTCCACAAGAGAGAGAAGTGGGGTCGCCACAATATGATTGTAGCCAATCCCGGCGCAGACCTATCAGAGTTTGAGTTCAAGAAAATCACGATAGGAATTTGCCAGAGAGGCTACGACGAAGGTAAGGGAAGTCACTTCTTGCCTGAGGCCATTGAGGCCCTCCCCGACAACGTCAAGCCCTTCCTGCATTTCCACTTCAAGGGTGGTGGCTGGGACGAGACTGGAGTAGAAAGGGTGTGTTCAGCTACATTCGATCTGGATGAGAGCTACGATACCTACCCTGACTTCTACAGACGGATCGACTATCTGTTGATTCCATCACTGTGGGAAGGTGGCCCGATGTCTGTTTTGGAAGCACAGGCAACGGGGACGCCAATCATCGCTGCTGGCGTTGGGTGGTGTCCAGAATACGTTCACGCCTCATGCGTTTTCACTCCCGGCGATATCACCGACTTTGTGCGCACCTTTTGCTCTTTGTTTAACAGAAAGCTCGGAGATCGCCATAGAGTGCTGCGTATGACGCCGAAGAATTTCGCTGAGGACGTTGAGTACTTCTTCACGGAGATGAAAAATGGCCAGACCTCTGAAGCTGCTTGATGTCGGCTGTGGTCCCAACAAGCTGAGTGGGCACATCGGCATGGACCACCATCCCTTCAAAGGGGTGGACGTTGTGCGAGACTTGCGACGAGGCTTGCCATTCAATGACTCCACGTTCGACGGCATCATGGCCAAGCAGATCTTGGAACACTTCAACGGAGAGGATCTGATCTTCATCGTTGATGAAATCTGGAGAGTCCTGAAAGCCGAAGCTTGCGTTCAAGTTTTCCTGCCCAATGCCGAGTCGCCCAACGGAGGCAAGGACTTCACCCACAAGAAGACCGATTGGGATCAGTGGTCGTTCCAGATGTGGGAGAAGAAAAATGGAGTCTACGTGATCGAGCGTGGTCCCATGTACGGTATTCACGGTTGCTTCCATATGGAAGAACACAGACATGACGCTACTGGAAATGGCGACTGTTACTACAGACTGAGGGCAGAGAAATGAATCCCTATCGAGTCAGATCTACGGAGTGTTGGGTCGGAGGTTGCAAGCGCGAGAAGACAGTTCCGGCTCCCAATGCAATCGATGCTATCGTCATCGCGTTCCCGCAATTTGGATTGACAAACATTACGCCCTTCACGTATCGCTTGGACGAAGTAGCCTGCATTGAGGAGAACGTATGATCGTAGAACCACAAGCTGTCACCATGCTGATCATGAGGGGCGACCATGTCCTTATGCAGCTACGCGATGACGATAAAGGCATCTGGATGCCAGACGTCTGGGCGTTCCCCGGTGGGCGCGTAGAAGATGGCGAAAGCATCCTCGCTGGCATGCGTCGAGAAATGAAGGAAGAAGTCGGCATCGATCTGCGACGAGAGTTCGTGCGCCCT